CCCGTTTGTACCTTTCATGTTTACTCGATGAAATTTCTGAAGTTGAAATCATATGGCGCGCTACAGTATCGAAGATTGGGCATCCCCCAGATGTGGCAAGAAGACACTCTGCCTTTGCTTGCTTAAAATAGGGTAGCTCATGTTGTCGGATTCCTTTGCAGGAGGTCATTAATTTGTTAATGGTGTCCAATTTGGGCACTTGGAACCAATCAACTCCGTCGAAGAGAATGTGCTGCTGGCAGAACTCTAGCCTCTCCAGAACATGCTGGGGCTGTTCTACCGTCATTTGAAATCCATATTGCAGGAACCATTCATGCAATCCATCCAATAGATGCAAGTTTTTCCTGGACATGAAAATGACAGAGTCATCTCCGTTATTTATGACGGATGACTCTCTAAGTAGCTTCTTCTCTCTAAGGAATTGGTGTAACAAAACTGTCATTATTATTATGTTTCCTGTTGAGGTATTCATATCTCCTGACATTCTCATTCCCTGCACTTTGAGTTTGGCTATGCCATCAGAACAAAACGTCTTGATCTTATTTGACAATTGCCACTCAGCAATCCTCGCAAAATCATGATCCTGTAGCACACTGTTGTAAATGGAGTGCTCGAAGCGCAGTGCATCAACACTTACGTGCTGGTCGAACCTGGAAGCATCTAACCCAACCGCAATGCAGTCGGGGTATCGATGAAACTTCTCAGCTATTATGTGACTGGTCTTCTTAGAATCAAATCCTTTAAGGACGACAGGGAGTGGATCTTTAAACATTCTTCGTATTCCTGTGTAGATGCGCTTTTCTAGCGGACAAAATTTGCAGCCGAATTCCACATTGTAGCGGAGGCTGGGAGGGTGTATTCCTCGTGGTACCTTTATTTGTTTAAGGTAATCTTCAGGGCTTATGACAATCTGTTCATGCTTGACAAACCCGCGTATTCTCGAGTCGAATTTTTGAAGCGGGGTGTCTTTTAAAGTCTCAGCTGCGTGTAGATAAGCATTTCGTTTTTGGCCGGTATATCTCTCCGCAAACCCTTGACGAGTAAGCGTTGTTACCGGACCAAAATCGCGTATGAAACCTACCAGCAGTCGTTTTTGCAACTTGAGTTTCTTTTTAAACATGTATGGGATTGGTGGAGGAACCCTCATGAATGACTGGCCTCCAGCTGCTATTAGTTGTTGGTTAGCAGCTGGGTTGAACTTTACAAAGAATATTCTCTCGAGCACCACAGCCAGATAAGTCATTATTTTG